TGGGGCTACCAGTGATGAGACAGAAGCTCTCCAGTTCAACAACTTTACTGGCTGTGACCCTTGGCGATTGTTCGTGCGTGGCCACACCCACCGTCCCGTAGATCCAACTCAGTGCATGCGCAGCCGCAAGATACCCCTGCCCTGGTGGTACATGAACGTCGGCACATGCGGACCCATGAAGCCAGACTATATGCAGCGCAAAGATACCTCCCAGTGGGGGAGCGCCATTGGCATCATCGAGTGTCTCACTGATCGTCCTGACCGTATGCGTACACGTAACTGGTCAGCCCGATTGGAGAGGATGCTATGAGACCCCCTGCCGAAGTTCTTTATCGACAACTACTAACCATCTGCCAGAACTGGGCCAGCGAGTGGGACCTTGGCAAACATGCCGTGATAGGTGTATTAGAAGAGATTAAGAACGACATCATCTGGGAGTCAGAACATACTCTGGTCGAAGGTGAAGACGAGGACGATGAGGACGAAGATGAGTAGTCCCGCCGAGGATCACATTGGGTTCCTAATACGTTGGACCCAAAGAGCAGTAAAGAGTAAGTGGTTTGAGGATTGGACCTTCGAAGATATTCTTTCCGAAGCTTTCTTGCGTTCCGACTTCTTGTTGAAAGAGAAGTACGACCCCAAGAAAGGAACCCCTACAGTCTTCTTGGGTTCCTGCTTACGCACGGACTTGTCGTACACCTACCAAAGATACCTAGGTCGTACGATTCACTGGGTAAAGAAGGAAGATGGAGGCAGGCGTAGAACGTGGGTTCAGAAAGCTCCGTCGGTTGACTGTCTTGATTCCATCTCTCCCGGCGTAGACTTCGAGAACGAGGTCGACTTTAGTGAGATAGAGCTCACCATACGTGAGCGTAAGATCATCTCTATGTTGATGGAGAGTAGAACACGTGCCGATATTGCTGACCGCTTGGGCATCAGCACATCTCGCGTCGGTCAGATCATCAATGAATCAATACGACCAAAGATAAACGATTGGGTTAGAGAGGCACCCACACTTGAACAAGATCCCCCTGCACCCTATACGCAGAGGGGAATCTCTTAGGTGTTAGCTGGTGCTTGAGCGGCTGAGGCACGGCTTGCATCGCTTCTTTGCAGAGGCGGATGCTTGCTTTGCAGGGCTCTCCGGACAGCGACCAATACATAGCCACTCGTGCTAAGGTGAGCCAGGCGAGGGGGCTGGTGCTTCCTTCGGATCTTTCTATCAGTGCTTCGTGCTCTGCGCGCGGCGCGTCGTCGGTGCTCCACGCTAGCACGAGCCACCCCCCGTCTTCTTGCCATAGGCCGACGCGTGCTTCGGAGCTAAGCCGGATCTGCTTCTCCCCCACTACTGCTGTGTCGGGGGCTTTCATCTCTGGGATGGGGTCGATTGATATGTACCGTGCTTCCCCCTGCGAGTCCTGGTATTTCATCAGGCAATCCACTGCGCCCTCAAATAGAAAATGACCCCCGGGAAGAGGGTCATCTTCAGTGCTGCGGTGCGTTCTATTAGAGTCGGATCTCACACACGAATCATACAACTTTCTCTGACCAAACGTACTGGCAATGTTTGCAACGGTAGTGGACGCGTCCGTAGTTACCCTTGAATGTCTCGCCTAGATGGTCTGGATCTTCTTCTCCGCAATCCGGACATTTGATTGTTACCACTTCGCCCAGGACTTCTTCAGTCCATCGGCTGTTCTTGTACATCCCCCCACGGGGGCCGTAGTTGTATTCACTCTTGCCCCGATGGCTCATCTTGTAACCCCGATGTGATGTCTTGGATTTGCCACTGAGGGGCATGTTCTACGTACTCGAGACGCATGTGGAATGGATCATCCTCTTCCATCTCAACAATGTCTTGAGCTTGTTCTTCGTCACGAGCCTCCACTTCCCAGGTTCTGTACTGGATGACGGCATCGCTTCTTGTGACTTTATAGATAGGCATGGTTATCTCCTGATGGCCCCGCCTCCCCGGGAAGGGGAGGACAGGGCTGCAGTGGGGGAGTATCAGGAGGCAGCACCAGAGAGGAGCTCTCGGATGTACTCGGTCTTGTAGGTACGATCACCGACTTCACGGTAGTTGCACCGAACGTTGCACACGACTGCCTGGTCGGATTGGATCATACCAGAGACTTGCTCCAGTGCGCCGACCATGTTGGTTGGTTCGCTGCCCAAGAGGACAGTGAGGTGTCCCTTCAACCGGTTCATCTCAATCTCGGCACGCTTCTTAGAGCCGTCGAGTACGAGCTGTCCTGGGTTGGTTGGGAGGTTGAAGACTGCACCACGCCACTGCAATGGGCTGGGGCGATCAGGGTCATCACACAGTTCGTACTCGAACTGGATGGTGGCTGATGGGAACATCTGTCCATCGGACTGACGGAACTCACCAGTGTCGGTGTGGATACCAATCAGGTAACACTGGTGGTCACCTGCCTTGGGCCATGGAGTGCCGCCACCCGACTCTGCGGTTGCGGACTGAAAAGTGTTTTGCATGTTTGCGAATGCATTTTTAGTTTCATTGTTCATCATTAGAAGTAATTCCTGTATACGCTGATTCAAACTGTGCCCACGCTGACTCACGTGTCAGACGCAGGTCGGAGAAGTCAATCTTCCCCTTGGTAATGCCGAGGTAATCTTGGTGATTGATAGTGAAGTGATGCTTCTTTACCTTCTGAGTCTCAGGACGTTTGCGGATGATCTCATTACCTTGGGCATCCTTTCGTCCGGTTTTGATCTCCCGCTCGATGGTCTCGACGTCCCATTCTGCGGTAATCACCGCTGACAGCTCCAACTGCCAGAAGAGTCGCTGCCAGAACCCACCAGTGATGGTGAGCCGTGGTCGCTCCTCATACCTGTCCTCACCAATCTGCACCGTCTTGTTGACGATGTGACAGATGAGCCAGACCCCATAGCCGTGACGACGTAGGTCTTGACAAGTGTTTAGGATCAAGGAGTAGAGATCGTCGTATGCACGGCGGCCATCCAGTTCCTTGAAGTCCTTCTTACCCGACTTGCGGGTGATGTACTCAGTAGCAATGTTGAGCAAGCCACTGAGGGTATCGAATACAACCATGTCTGGTCGTGGTTCTTTGTTCTTAGCCAGCTCCTTGAGAACTTCTACCTTCTCTTGGATCTTCTCCCACGTGAGGGTAAAGGTGCTACCGTCCACATCAACACACTGACCGTCATCGTCAACGCCAGGCCATACGCCTGACTTGATGTCGTCCAGATCTCGAGCCGGCATGGATGCCTGATCGAGGTTGATGATGTACGCGCCATCGCAACCCATGAAGAAGTTGGTCTTGCCGCTGGCTGGAGGACCACTGACCATGGCGAACATGGATCGTGGGCCTGTAATCATGCGTGACTTTTGCACGCCTAGGCGGGAGAACCGCTGTGCTGCGGTGTTCCCGTGTTGTAAGTCTACTTGTGTCATATTGTTCCTTGGATGCCGCCGACGTTAGGGACGGGGGCTGGACGTTGAATGTTGGTGTAGGTTGCGGACTGAGGATCAAAGAAAGAGTCAGGGTCTTCTGAGTGCTGGCCTTGTGGTTCCACAAGGTGGTCAGCTGCAGAGCCTGGAATCTCGAACACCACACGTTGCTTGACCTCGTAGCCCAACTTGTCGAGCCACTCCTTCATGCGTCCGCCGGTGACACCAGCCATCTTGTAGTCAGTCTCCATGTGCCGAATCATTTCAGCAACGGAGCTGGGCTCACGTCGACGGATGGTCTCTTGAATCTTGGGTCCAATGATTCGAGCCAGCATCTCTGCCTCGATCCATTCATAAGGGTTTGATCTTGTTGCCATTGTTGTTTCCATTTGTAGTATTAGTGTTGTTGTCTCATAGGAGAGAAGACCGCACGCTCCCGGAACGAGAGCGTGCGGCGAAAGGTAGACTGCATTGGTGGAGGTTAAGTATGCAGTCCTGTATTGTCCAAGGGTGTTTGCTCATCCCGACGGAGGGTTATCAGTTTGAGCTCTTGAACAATTGTGGGCCAGTCCTTTGGGTGGCAGAGGTAGAGCGGTGCGAAACGACTGATCTTCCCATGAGAACGAATGGCGTTCGCACTCTTGAGAAACTGATCAGGCAGTGCCCTACGCGTTGCCAAGGAATGGATCAGCGCGACCCGCTCAAGGTACTCAGCCTCGAAGTGGGGGTCAAGCAGATTTCTCCCATATGTGTAAGAAATATTGACGGGGGGATTCTCCTCCCGATCAACCTTCTTGTTCTCGTACTCGCCCTCGCCGGTGTACCAGCGTTTGCATCGGGCTACGTAGTTCTCGAACCTAGGTTCTCCCAGGTACTTGCGACGGATCTCAATCTGTCCCTTGCGGGGACCAGACTTGAGCGTGTGCTCTTCCTCTTGGAAGTCACGATCATTGAGACCGAAGTTAATCGTGGGCTTTTGCACGGCGATGTGTGCCATGCCTCCCAAGCTGCAGTCCTCGGGCAGGTCGTACTTCTTCTGAAGCACACCCTCCTGCAGCAGGTAGTTGGCCACGTGCATGTAGTGCTGAGTCTGGAACTCAATGCCTACCGTCTGCAGCCTGTCAGTGGGGGACTCCGCACAGGTCTTGAGGTCAACCACCCATAGGGTGTTCTGCTCACGGTGGTACAGCAAGCTGTCGAACTGTGCTACCAAAGGTGAACCCTTGAAGCGGTCGTGCTTGTAGATACCTGTGATCTCTTGACCTAGGCAACGGAAGTGTGACTGGCTCATCCACTGCAAGGGCTCACCCTTGATGGCTTCGAACCAAGCCTCCGTTACCTTGAAGTCTTTCTCCTCACGCTCGAGTATGTTCTTGCGCTCATCCGATTGGATGCCCAGCTCCCCACACATAGCAGAGAGTTCTGCTTTGCGTGAGTCAATGGACGCATCGAGAAGAGGCTTTGATTGCTCCTCTGGAATATCCCAATACTCGAATCGCTTGTGGAACCATGACCCACGTGACAACGCCTCAGACCAGCGGAGAGCATCCGATAGTCCAAGGCGTCGTGTGAGGTAGTAGCCGAACGGGTTGCCCAAGCATGACTCATAGTCTGATGAGCGGATGGTAGGTACCTCCGCAACTATGCCATGGTATTCCAACCAGCGTGCGGCATCCTCGCCCCACCCTTCGGGGGGTTTAATCTCCTGCACTTGTCCGGGCATATCAGGCCTTCAGTTTGCTGACTACTGCTTTGAGCCATCCGGCGACGGTTGATCCGGTAATGGCACCGAGGACATAGAAGAAGAACCATGCTCCGGTACTGGCGAAGAAGGCGTTGAAGGTGTCTTGAATAGATTCCATTGTTGTTCCTTGAATAGTTTTCGTGCGCTGGCTATCACAGCCAGGGATCCCATCACCCCGCTGGTAATGGCAATCGGAAGTATAGCTATGTCGGCATACATCTGTAATGCCCATGCCCCCACCACGAGGGCGATCCCCGCGAGCAGCGGGATCGCTCCTCGGACTGGTAATCCCAGGAAGCGGGTCACAGTCATGAGAATGATTCCTCCCAATATAGACACGCCCCCCACCCAAGTCAGGGGGCTGAGTGCCGGGTCCTGAGGACCCTCCAATGGAGGAACCCACCCTGGAGGAAGGGCAGGTCTATCTCCAATGCTGGCAATCTTACTAGCGCAGCTTAGGAGCGCGAGGCTTCCAAGTGCGATAAGCGTGTCTCGTGATCGCATAGCCTTCGTTCCATCTTGTCGACTGATTGCTCAAGCCGATTGACAGAGGCTGTCAGTGTGGTCACCGCAGCAGTGATTTTAGCGACCGACCAGACAGCACCCGCTACAAGAACGAACACGTTCATAATGGGCATCATGTCTGCGAAAGTCATTACGGTCCTTTACCGCCGCCGCCACGACCACCACTGCCACCGCGTCCACCACCACCGATGAGCCCGATGCCGCCTCGTTTAGAGACACCACGCTTAGGCTTTGCAGCTGCTCCGCGTCGTGCTTTTGCTTTTCGACCGGCGCCTTTTTTTTCTTTCTTTGCCATGACTTATCCCTTTCCACCCTTAACACGACGCTTCTTGGCGCCTTTGCGCATAGGAGCCTTCCGAGCCTGGGCAGGCTTGGTGGATTTCTTCTTCTTCTCTTTACCGTTGTAACTGTAGTTCATGCAGTAAACCTTCCCATAAGCATTGTGTCACCGGCAGATCCTTCTGCTCCGGTGTGAACAGTGGCCATAACAACATCAACTCCATCGAGGAAGAGAGATGTCATAGGACCACAGAACAAATTGGTTCCGTAAACAGCTACGTTGTTGCCCGCATCCGCCACTTGGTTGTCAGCAAGGTGAGCAGCCCGCATGTTCAATGTGAACTGCATAGCTTGGAGCTGGTAAGAACAAGTACCGTTTACGTTACCGGCAGTAGATGCTACAGCGGCATGAGGAATACCGGCACCGATCTCATCGGTGGAGGAGTTCAGTCGGTCAACCGCACGGTCAACAAAGACAAGCGGGTTCCACCACTCGTTTACTTCTTGAAAGCCTGAGTCGTATGCGTTGGGAAGGTTACCCTTCGCAGCATCAGGAATGGACTGACGACCATAGAGACTGAGAATCGGTTCGGTCTGCCCATCAAGAGTTGTCTTAGAGACAGCCCAGATCTCAAGCTTGCTGTACTCACCAGGCACTCCGATGGGAACGATGTTGGGGGTACCAGCACCATCAAGAGTACCTGCGAAGATCTCCCAAGGCCTAATAATGTCAGCAGCAGTACTGTCAGTTACAGTATTGATGTCCTTGTTCAGCACAAAGGGGGCTGAGCAGACAGAACCACCAGTGCCCGAGAACTGAGGAAACCTATGGCCAACCAGGTGGTTACGGAAAATATCACTAGGCGCTGTTGTCATGGAGAGTCCTGTTGATTAGTAGGCGAGCTACCCATTCACCTAGGGCACGCCGATGTTTCGCAATACCAGACGGCAGCAGCAATAGCTCGCAACCGTACTCCTGTAATAGTCGGATCAAGGCGTCAACCGCAAGAGAACCTTCACCTGCATCCAGCAGTTGTGCAGGAGAGCCTTCAAGGACCAGCACGGGATGTGACGTCTCTTCCCTGAGTCGAACAAGTTCGCGTACAAATCTTTTCCGGTCTCCTCCGTGGAGACAGTTCTTTGAGATCTCAAGTAGCGACCCTTTCCTTTCAATGATGCACGTTGATTCGGCCCCAGAGAGAACGTAGTCCCCAGTCTGTAGCTTTTGCCTGACCGTATGTACTTCGACAGTGATCGCTTTCTTTTCGTGGGCTGGTCGTGTGTCATCTAGCATCACCAGGCGCTTCGGAATCAGCAAAGGGAGCTTCTCGCGTGTGTCCTGGATTACTACGAACTTGCGCTGCATACGCAGAGCGTAGCACATTTCTTAGTGCGGGCACTGCCATGTCAAATGAGGACGCGACGTCTTCTATGTCATGCCCAAGGGCTACCATGCGCAGGATCTGTGACTCCTTACGCCCCCCCGGCTTCACAGGTCTGTTGTACGGAAGCTTCCTTGACCTTGCGAACGAATAGACTCGCTTCTTCGAAAGGCCCACTCGGGTGGCTACCTCCGCCACTGGCAGGCCGTAGTCCACTAAGAGATTCGTCATTACTTCCTGGCGTTGCACCACGTTCGGATCCTTGCAATACATCTACATCAAACTCCACTGGTATTTCTCGACCGTAGTGCTCTTGTAGTCTTGCCCAATACCCACGTTCAACAACTTCACGTACTGCATTATCAATCAACTGCTCGAGCTCTGAGACACGGTCTAACTTGCAGTCGAAGTATACCGCGTCATAAATATTTAGGAACATGTAGGCCCAAGGGCCCTTGCTGTTTAGATCAGGCAGAGACCGGTGAAGTTCGTGCTGGATGTTGAGCAGTGTGTTACCCGCCGTCGTCTGGATCGGGAAGTTGATGATCTCGTTGAGTTGGTTCTTCGCCTCCGACTGGCGGTCGGTCTTTGAGAAACCTACGAAGTACCTTGATTGCCCAGTTATCGGTAGCTCCACGTAACCTCTCTGCTCCGCTAGCTTTAACATCTCTTCTTGCCATGTC